AGATGATCCGTTACATTCATTAGTTTTTTATTAGAATGAAAGTGAATGTTTATATATCTGTGTTTTTTAGATATTTTCACTTTTTATAATTATTTTAGATGTGTTATTATCACTATAAGATAATATCTTACACATTTTCTTCACATGGTTTTTATTATATTTCCGCCTGTGCTTGTTTTTATTTAACTAATATCCCTTTAGGTTTCGGGCATCATGTCTTGGTAACTGCATATGTTTATTTTTTCAGTACCAGGTAGACATGTTATTACATCGTAGCTTAATTTACCGGCTATAGTTTGATGTTCTTTTTTATTTAATTTTAAAATATATACTAACCAGCATTGTTAACTTCAGTGTCTTGTTTAGTGACTTTACTATATTATAATGTTTAAATTAGGACTGAATTAATTGTTAAACTTTTTGTCCTTTATGCTCATTTTACAGGTGTTCTGTACTCAGTAGCTATTAATATTCTTATTGCTTTCTTACATTGTTTTGTCTCTGTTGTAACCTTGAGAGGTTTCAGCTCAACCCATATAAGCCATTGGTAAAATGGTTTATTTAAGCTCGATGAAGGGTTTCATATGCCTAATTAGGACATATATTCTGCAGCTGACTATGAATAATGTTATGAGGACATTGTTGTAGGTTCGGGTGCTAATTAATAAACAGTCATTTAAACAGGTATGTGTTTTACTACAGCTCTTGCTGCCAAGATGTTCAATCCCAATCATGAAGATTTGTTGACACTTGATAGGGCTGATGACATTATTGTTGGAGACAAAAATTATACCCCTAGTAAATATTCTCGTATGGGATATGAAATTGTGTCTGATAGGATGACAGCATATTCATCTATGCTCATCAATGATAATCTTTTACCTAAATCTTTGATTCCAACTTTGGATAAGATGAAAATCCCTTATACAAAACCTACCTAAAAAGATGGAAAAAAAAATCTTCACTTCCGTATTAATTTAGAGACAATTGACATGTTTTAAGTCCTTGATCTCGTTTAAGCTTTGGGGTATAATGGATAGTGGATGGAATCTCGTACTGATGTTATGATTCCTTTTCGGGATTTTTACTTCATTAAAATGGCCGGAGGTATTTATCACACATATGTGTCATATAATACCGTTCCTAAACCATAGGTTGTTATACCTCCAACACTTGAAGAGATTAAGTAAGATAAAGAGAAGAAATTATAAGCACATTAATAAGCTTAATAAATGAGTAAATAAGAAACTATGTTTATAACAAATTTTCAAAATTCTGCATGGATTAATAATTTCTCCACAGATTATGGATTATTTCCAAAAAATGAAACTACTTCAAAACCCCCATATGACTCGCTTTTTACTAGCGCTCTTGGATACCTTAATCATAAAAAATCTTTTTACAAAGGTCGAATATATTTAATCATTTCCCGAGGATAGGGATCTTTATATCACGCTGAAGGAACTTTTGTATAGAATTATCATTCTACAAAATATCATCCTGTTAAATCAGTAACAGTTAATCTTCACGGTTATAATTCTGTTACACTTGATTAGACTTATGGGTATGTGGATAATATTTTTCCCGATTGTATTGCTCATGTTTAAGTTGGTTATAATATAGCTATCGCTTTATTGCCGGAGAATTATCCAGGCAACCCTAAGTGTAAAACGTATTTTTTAAAAACAATGCCTACTCTGTATTACTAAAATAGAAACTTGTCATGCAGTATAGAGGCTTTTGAGGCTGTGCGAGGGCATTATAGTACACTTAAAGCCACTACCCCTGAAGTAATTAAACTAGCTATATAAAAAGTCATGCGTGATTAAAATAAATATTTAGTAAATAACACGCGTTTAGTGTTGTATAATGATTGTTATAATGAATTGTTTGATGATTATTATTAAGCTTTTTAGTATCATATGGTAAATGAGATAGTCACCGTAGTGTAACCTACGTAATATTCTCAAGATGACATTAATAATCTTTGTCTTAATATTGTTGTTGATACTTAAATATTTAATTTAAATAATTGGAAGGCCTGTTTAGCAGGATTATAAATCTAGTTAACTTTTGAACTCGAATATTTATTAGTCAGGTTCTATAACTAATATTTTAATACTAATTTTAATCATATAATAGAAATTACTAATGCTTCAGTACCAGCTGAGCAACCACCACAACCAATAATATTATCCTTGAGAGGGCAACCTAGTAATATTCCCACAAGTATATTGCATATGTAAGATAGGTCTAAAGTGAAGCTTAAAGGCCGTAATTTCCAGATATGCCCTGAATTAAGAATTATACATCCTTACACAAAAACTGAACTAACCAATCTCAAAGAATCGGAGATATACTGTCAACTTTAGGATCTGTGCACTTGTGAGAAAGGTAAGAGTAAAGAAGCTTTATTTAACCTTCCTGAATGTCTGACAAATGCAGAATTTATATCTTATCACACATGCCCTATTAATTCGGTGGCTGCAATAATAGGACGTCATTCTCGTACTAATCTTTAACACACCTAAACAATGGTTAAAGATTTCGTGTCATTTTATTAGTAACATGACATCCCTAAAAAAATGATTGACTTTGTTTTTGAAAATCGCTTTGAGGAATCGCTTAATTGGGATTCTTATTTAGATCATGTCCGATAGTAAGACCCAAGAAAAGCTTAGATGTATGCAAAGGCGCGATAAAATTTTCTTGATAATAGTGGGTATTACGTCTAATCTATAGAAGTTTTTGCTAAATCCGGTGAGTATGGTATTCGTAATTATGGAGATGATGTCACAAGTCTTAGTAACCGTCCAAGGTAAATCTGCAATCCAGCTTTCGAAGTAAAAGCTATTGGTGGACATGTTAATTATATATTATTGAAGAGTTTAAAAGCTTCATGTGATTTTATAGCTTGTGGTATGACCAATGCTGAACTTGAAAATGTGTTAACGGAGAACTCTCTCCAATTTGATTGGTAAGTTAATATATCAGCGGACGGCTCAAGTCATGATTCCCATCAACATTCTTCACTTTTGGAAGGCGTTGATAATTATATTATTAGGAAAGTTTGGAAGTGGTTGTTCCCAATACTGGACCTTCCGGATTACTACTCCCCTATTGTGCTCTAAATGGTAACTATGATTACCCGTAAATTCCATTGTATTATGAATGTTGATAAGAAGTAAGTAAAATGGATCGAAGGCCTTTATGTAGGCACAGTTTACTCTGGAGATCCCACCAAGACTACATTTGGGAACACATTGCGCGTTATATTTTATTAATTGTATGTTCTCCATCTAGCTAATATCTCCAAATTTAGTTTGCTAGTGGGAGGAGATGATTCGTTGGTGAGTGTAGAGAAAGATGATGTTGAAGTTTTTTCTAAGTCCTTTTTTGAGTGTTACAGTAAGTAACAGACAGGCATATATGGTTTGGGTTAATGTGCTAAGAAGATTGGTATATATGATGATGGAACCATAGATTTTTTAAGCAGGTTAGGATATAATATGCCAGGTCACGGAGTAAGGTTGTACCGAAATTTTATGCGTATAGCTCTTTTGTAAGTAACAACAGACTCTAGGTTCAATTGTTTTGAAACTTTAAAATAAGCAACAATTAATAGTCTCGCCGAGTCAGGTATAGGTTTGGTTTTCATTTAGAAACTCTTGAATAATATGGGTAAGCCTACTAATAAGAGGTATAAATTGTCTTCATCTTTTTGGGATAATTATAAGAGTTTGTATAATAATGTTGAGGGTAGCTATGAATTCGATGATATGGTTTATTAATAGTTAATTCAAGATACTGGGGATAGTTAGGGAATTGACCCAGGAATTTATCCGTTGTTTTTGAAAAACATGGAAGGTGAGTGTGTGAGATCATTGGACTTATATTATGAGTATAAGGGAGTTAGTCAGTAGTAAGGAGTTCCTGGACGTAAGAAATGGAATTTTATTATGAGGTAGGAAGGACGGGCTATAAATTGTTAGAAGAAATTTATCGCAGACTAAGTATCCGAGTCACAAGAATTAGGACTGATAATCCAAAATTCTTTCTAATCCATTATCACTAAACAATCATAGAAGAACATTTTGACACCGTTCGCAACTTTCGTGTCAACCGAGCAATCATAGGAGAATGAAAGACTTGAAGCTAGCGTCGTAGCTTCATTTTAAAATTTAGGCGAGTAAACTAAATAGCTCTTACATCTTAGAGGTATCAATGGTTAAAACACAAAATCCAAGTAAAAGTAGTAATTTAAAAATAACAAGAACTAAGTTAACATTAGTAACAAGTAAAAGAATAAAAATCCTCCTAAATTAAAGACCAATTAAATGGCTTAAATCATCAGCGGAAATACGTAGTAATAAAGCTCAAAAAGTTTAAGAATTAACCGTTAAAATGCATGTATGTCGTATCCTAGATCCGTGTTGGACCCTTTCACTTCAGCTCCTATTCGGCCACCAACGTAATTTTACTAACCAACATCACTTCTTAACTATAGGATGGAACTTGACTACACTTTTGGTACAAATTTTGGTGTGGCTCTTCTAGCTCCTCACAACATGATAGGATAATAAGCCACTAATTATCCCACATTCTTTAATCTCCAAGCCACTCACTCAACACCTACTAGTATAAATAATCTAGGAGGTGGTGGAATACAAGTTTCTTCCGCTCCAACTGCGGGATAAGCTTCTTAATACGCTACAGACTCAACTGCCCGGTTCACATCTGCTCGAGTTATAAGGTGTGGTTTGAAAATTTATCCTACTGGTAATTTTCAAACAAAGTAAGGTACGGTTATTATAGGTTAAGTCCCTGGTAATAGTATTCCTTTTAATTAAAGTGCAATCCCAATTCCTACCGTTTAGTAACTGAAGTAATATCCTACTTCAGTTACCGTCGACCTCGCTTCCGTTGGAAAAGAAGGTTAAGATTATGTTTGGTTGCCTCTTGACCCTACCGATTTAATTTTCTGTGAGCCTAGTATGGTAAATTCTAGTGACTCGTTTTCAGCCATGACCTAATTTCGTAATCTTATATGGGCTTTATTTGAAGGGATTAATACCTAAGATGCTTACAGATTTGAGATATATATCACATATGAGTATATCCCAACTATGACATTTGAATCCTGGTCTCCCCCATCCGTGTCTGATACCTCATAAGAATCCTAAGTCCTTCTGAAACAAATAGTTAATAACAATATATTTAAAGCTGTATCTGGTTAGATAGCTTAATAACTTTCGGGTGGTAAACTCGCTGAGGGAATCATGCCTCTAGTAGGAGGTTTGCTTAGATAGTTCGTTTGAGTCTGAAAAATCCTTAATTAAAAATTCTATTGGTATTATTATTTATTAAATGTTTGTAGGTTTTTCATAAAAAATCTTCCTTCTTTGTGTAGAAGCAAACTCACACTTTTGTATCATTTTTAGTTAAAATGGTTCTTTCTGTGAAGAAACAAAAAATCTAGGGTTGTCATTTTTATACTTTAAAAAATGTCCTTCATGAGATTGAAGCAAAAAACTCGAATGATTCATCATTCTAAAAAATGAATTTTCAAAACAAGAAACAAAAATACATAGGTGTCTATCCCTATAAAAGATTAGACCTTCTCGTTTTTTAGTATAAACTTTCATATAGTTTATATAAAAATTTTTCTGAAGCAAATGAAAAAATGTTAGGAATATGTTCAGGAGCCTTCTTTCAGGTGTCCTCATTCTCCCTAGTTCGTTTAGTTTATATAGATAAAACACTTGGTTTACTCCCAAGAGAAAGACCCTTCAC